CCGATCTATCATCATTCGTGAAATTGCTCAAGGTAAATTCATTCGGTTCGGTACGTACGGTGAACCGTCACTACATCCAATTGAAATGATTGAAGCAATGGTAGATGTAGCTGACAATTGGACGGGATACACGCACCAATGGAAACGTAGCGATGTATTGAGTAAGTGGTTCATGGCATCAACGCACACGTTAGATGAGTCGAACGTAGCTAAGGAGCAAGGATACAGAAGTTACATTGCTACACCTACTCCGATAGGTGAAGTAGTTAACTGTCCCGCAAGTAAAGAGTCGGGATACAAGTCAAGCTGTAGCAAGTGCGGTTTGTGTAGCGGTACAGAAGGCAAAGGAAATAAAAGTATTTACATTTTAAATCATTAATGAAAGCAACAATAAGTTATAAGACACCGAAAGGTGACTACAAAGTAGTTACGAAACAGTTCGCGGACCAGCGACACTTGGATAACTACATCAATTTAATTAGTAAAACAAATAAAATTATAAGTTATGACAAAGAGACAACAACAAATAATTGATAGCTTAGTAAGTGAGTTCAATAAATTACAACCAGTTATGGGTAAAGGTTTTAATTTAATTAATGTTCAACCTTTAATAGAAAAGACTCAAGCCATTGCTCAGGTTAGATTAGAAGAAGAATTAAGCTCTGATTCATGGGTAGAGGCTGCTCAAATGGAGGCTAGACGTATTGTAGAATTATTGTCGGACGACTTACCGACATTAGAGGTTTCAGTAACAGGAGTACAGGATACTAGTGTTAGAATCTATAGTCCTGGAAGCGATCGTATTTATATCTATGTAGAGAGAAATTACAAAGATATTAAAAATGAAGAGCTTGGTATTTATGTTAGGCACTATTTAAAATTAACGTACAGTACAAACCTACGTTCAGATTTTGAATCAGACTCAATTGAAGAGGTATTATCACAACCTTGGTTTTTAGAACGTTTAAGAAAGTTATTATGAACAAATTTGAAATCAACACAACAGCATGGAGCGAGGAAAACTTCATGCTTGAAACAGACCTGACTGAACAGCAAGTCATTGATGTAATACTACCTATAGTGGTAGCTGAACGAAACGGTGGTGCAGAGTATGACAACGAGATGTTGTACAATGAATTAGTATCAACATATCCTAATGCATCCATACAATACGGAATAGAAATAAAATTAATAACGATATGATACATAGAGGTACAATAAAAAAACACTTAGAGGAAAAGTTAGAAGTGTATTCAGTTGAAGAAATTCAAATAGAATGTAAAAAAATCTTAAAAGAATTAAAGGAATTTCCTCAAGACAACAAATGGCAAATTAAGTATTATAATATATTTTGGCAATTACTAAGTGAATATTAACAACGATATGAAAGTAATAAAGGCAGTAAAGGAACGGTACATTAATGTACCTAACTTAAAGTTAGCAATGTACGAGGACATGGATACGGTGCTAATGAATTTATCAATTGACTTAGACCACGAGATGTCTGAGGAAGAAATACTAATGGAAATTAAAGACTTATGAAAAAGTACGCAAGAAGATGTGACGTTACAGGCAAAGGCATGAACGAAGGATGGTGTTGGGGAGAAGGTGTATACTACACATCAACAAAAGAAGCAACGATTAAGGAGTTACGTAGCGATATAAAAGATGGCGCGTATGACTTTGATGAGTTAGGCTCTGATGCAATGTTGCAAATGTCTGACGATGATTTGTTGCAGTATGCATACGACAATGACGCATTCTATTATACTGAATGGGAAGACATTGAAGAGCAGGGATACTACTACACAGAAGACGGAGAGGAGATTGAGATATGAAATCACGGTACTTTATATTCAGCGATGATGCTGATCTATTCAATGAATTAGAATTCGATTGGTTCGTTAGGTCATGTAAGTTTAAGTTATATATTCACCATCATGGTTCTTCTATTGATGATTTTATGGATAACTTAGCTGGTACTTTTTACAACGAAATAACAAAGCAAGATTATGAACGTTTACAAAGTTGGAGTCAAAGCGAGACATGAGTTCTGGGTGCTTGAGATAGAAGCATTAAACGTAAGAGAACTTCTAATAGAGTTAGATGACTACATGATCGACATGTGCATCAAACGTTACGAGGTAACGAAAATAATAAAGTTAAATGGTCCTGCATACACTACATGGGTGTACGAGGACGTAATTCTAAATTAATATGAAAACAATTACAGAGTGGCTCTCGCAATTAGAAGAGCCTTACAGAACAAACGCACTACGATTAGGTAGTAGCGAACTACACGTAAAGAAACTTTCATACGCTTTACGTTCATTCAGTTGGTCAGACGACGAGGAAGTATGGAACGATTTGTACCTCAAGGTACTTGACGAAGAGAACCGAGAGTTTCACGTAACGTGGATGACAAGCAGTACCGAGAGTACGGGAGTTAATGTAAAGGGAACGGATATGATGGACGCACTTGAGCGATTCTACATAGCGTATCCTGGTGTTGAACCAATATATATTTTATCTAAATGACAGAATGCGAAACATGTGAAGGTACGGGATGTATCGAAAGATTAAGCTGTACCAATTGGAGTAACGAATGCTGTGGCGGATGTTACGATGAGATTATGTGTGAAGAATGTAACGGAACTGGATATGAAGAAGAAGAATGAAACACGTTTCATGTTAGTGCTAATGGTATTTGTTGTACTATTCCACGTACTAACACCAAAGAAACAAAAGAAAAAATTGAGAACACTAACAGAGGACAAGCAGTCAGTTAGTGGAGTTTACGAACCATTTAATTATGAAATAAAATGATAAAAGCAAAACGCACACCGCAATTCAACGCAATGTTGAAAATAAACATGCTGATGAAGGGTTACAATGCTGACCAGTTCTACAGAAAGTTTAACCTTAATAAGTCTCAGTCAGATCAAATATTATTTAGGTCTCGATTGATTGACGTAGTGTCAGTAGATGGTCTACTTGACTTAATTGGATTAGAAATTAAAATTAATAAGTATGAGTTGGAAATCGTGGATATACAACAGGGGAATAAGTCTTAATGAATTTGCTGACGTAATCAACGAACGTTACCCAAAACCAAGTGTTCATTATCACGGTGCATATAGAAGCTACGCTGTGTATCACTGTGTTAAGCTTGGCTTCAACATACGTGACATAGCAAAGGCGTTTGGTATTAGAGAGAGCGCAGTATCAACACTGACTCGAAAGGTTGTATCTGACAAGATGAAACGCTACAAAGCTGTAGCTGATTCAATGAAAGAATACCTAAGCATGAACCTCAATACACCAATGGAATGTAAGACAGCGTTAGAGGAAATTATCGCACCTTATATTACCCAATCGAGGTATCGAGAGTCAACACTAAAGCGACAGATTATCATGCATTATCTCAGAAACCAACATCAAATGACCCTAAGAGAGATAGCTGAACTGTTCAATCGCAACCATGCGACAGTCATTCACGCAGAGAAACTAATCAGTAACATGCTATCAATTAAGGACAAATTGGTACTAAAGTATGTTGATGAGCTACGATTAGTGTTGGAAAATGTTGAGAAAAATCTAACACAACATTGCGTAACTGATTAATTATCAGTATATTTATATATAAAAATGTTACAATGTTAAGAAATATTATAAATACTCTCTCATAGAAAAACATAGTACTATATATTTCTATACATCTGTATAAGTAACAAAAACTCAACATCTCAACATGAAACAACATTTTGACAATGCAGCTGGAGTATTTCTTGCTGCGGTTGGACTACTAGCCGTCGGGTTAGGACCAACACTTTTTATTTACTTACTTAAAACTTTATTAACATGATTTATTTCGCATTAAGCTTTGCATTTACATTCTTTTCATTGAGTGGATTCAAAAGACTTGATCTCTGGTGGCAAAAAGTAATAGGACTTATTTTCTATGCATGCATCTGTATGGTGTGGTTTCCAATGTGCATGGGTAAACTTTTATACAAATTATATGAGAAACATACTTGATAAAACATTCGGTGTACTACTTGCGATATTAATGTCGCTACTGTACATGTTCGGTCCGTATTTGGTCCTTAGTTACGTACTGTAATGTTAAGGTTCACCATCATCTGGGTCTCGCAGAACTTATCAATTCCGTTTTGGGTTGTCGGTCACGTTCACTTAAGTCTCAATATTTACGCTGACTTACATGAGGTGATTGCATCTATGGGAATGAACATAATAGTTGCTACGGGTTTTTACTTAGATTATAAAGAAAGCAAAAAGAAATAGTATTATTTTAAATTACATTAAATATTTTTACAGCATGATACAAGCAATTAACATAGAGCACGGTAAACTTAAGGAGCTGCTCTTTAAACTAAAAGAACTTGGTTACAAGTGGAACAACGGTAGTGATATTGATTTAGATATATTACCAGAAAAAAATCGCCCAATAATGTGCATCAGAATTAACATGGACGAAAGATTAGCAAGCTGGAGCACTACAAAATCTCATTCAGAGTTTGATGAGTTAGACTTCATTACGCAATGCAACATGTCGAATTGTGATGAAATAATTTACAAAATCAACGTGCCCGACTTTAAGTTTGCTGTTCTGCATAAACTTGGCATGCTTGGGTATACTTGGGCAACTGGTAAAGAAATAAAACCAACTGACTGGCAGGATAAGGCAATTGAATCAATAGTAGCTTGGGATGATAAAACGATTACCTATTCAGAGTATCCAATTCACGATAAAGATGTGATAACTGACGATGAATTTATATCCATGTCTGATACATCATCTGAAGAGTACAACTTCGTTGAACCAAGTCACTACAAGAAAGGTGACAAGGAAGTGTGGGAGATTATGATTGACATCTACGGAGAAGAGAAGTTCAATAACTTTTGTTTGATGAATGCATTCAAATATATAACAAGAGCTGGTAACAAACCAGGGGATGACTTCAAGCAAGACATCAGTAAAGCAGTATGGTATCTAAATAAATTAATATGAAAAAGTTAGTTATGTTAGCAGGAATTGTCATCGCAATGACATCTTGCAAAAAAGAAAGTTGTAATTGCGGTGTTATCCAAAGCGATAACGTAAACGATTACTCAGTAGTAATCAAGAATAGTTGCTCACAAAATGTTAAGACATTTTACTTGAGCGAAGGCGATTGGATGAATGCTCATCCTGGTGACGACTACTGTATTAATAATGTTGAATCTTGGTAAATTAAATAATATGAATCATTGGAGAGAACTAATGCCATCACCGTACTTAGGTGCATGGGACGTACCAACTGGCGGTAGCTTGATTGGTAAAATCAAATCAGTTAGCAAGAAGAAAATTTCTGAGCTACAAGGTGTTGAGAAAATTGTAATTGAGTTTAGTGACTTACCTAAACCTCTTATGGCTAACTCAACTAACATGAAGGCAATTGCAAGTGCAGTTGGTACACCTGACTTCACTAAGTGGGTAGGTAAGGAAATCGAGTTGATAACAGCTAAGGTACGCTCGGTACAGGACGGCGACATGGTTGACGCAATCAGAGTTAAGCGCGACAAACCTGCACCGCGTAAGACACCAATCAGCGACAAGGACTTCCCTAAAGCGATCAAGGCTGTACAAGACGGGACGTGGACTAAGGAACAGATACTTAGCACGAGAATATTAACTGACGAACAAATCAAACAGTTAGATGAAGTCCAGAGCAAGTAGTGCGTACTCAATCATGGCTGGTAGTCATGGATTGACTGAAGCTCAACATCGCACGTTGAATGAGTTGATGATGAAGATTAAGCTAACTGATAAGCAAGCAGAGACTAGAGACGAGTTGATTAAGAAACGCGACGCACAAATAGAGCTTACTCCTGGTGCTAAGTCTTTCATCGAAGAGTCGGTTGATGCTGAGATATGGCAATATACTTCGTCGTTCAGTAGCTATAGAACTCAGAAAGGAACTATGTGCGAAGATGAGTCAATAGGTATTGTTAATTCACTTTGGTTTACTAACTTTGTAAAGTCTGACGAAGAGTTAAGTACAGAGTTTTGGACGGGTCACCCAGATATAATTGACTACGATAATGAAATGATTATCGATATCAAGACAGCTACAGACAAGAAGAGTTTCATTAAGCACTACAAGGATCCAAAGAATGCTCAGTACGAGTGGCAAGTGAAATGCTACCTCTATATGAAAGGCTGGACTAAAGGTAAAGTTGTGTATGTATTGGTAGATACTCCAGAGGAATTGATACCAACATACGAAGACTTATCGTTGCACGAATGTGGTGACTTACCGTTGGAGCTACGTGTTGCGTCGTTTGATGTAGAATTAACAGAAGAAGATATAAAAATGTTTGACGCTAAAGGTAAACTTGCGTCAGAATACTATTACGAATATAAATCAAAGTTCAATGTTTAAAGTTCAAGGAACCCTTAAAGTTAAGGGAGACACTGTACAAGTGTCAGATAAATTCTCAAAGAGAGAGTTTGTATTGTCAATTCAAGATGGTAACTACGAGCAACTTGTCTCGTTTCAGTTATCTCAAAAAAACGTTACGTTACTTGACGGAGTTAAAGAAGGTGATGAGTGCGAGATTTCTTTCGGTTTGAAAGGGCGCGAGTGGGTTAGTCCAAAAGACGGTGAAGTTAAGTACTTCAACACGCTTGACGCATTCAGAGTTGAAGCAACTGTACCTGCTGGTGAGCCTCCATTCTAAGGGTAAAGTGGGGAGAGATAATCTCCCCTTTTTATTCGGTCGTGCGCTATACACCAAAGAAGGTTGGATAGTGTTGAGCGACAATGTTAAGTACACGGTAGCGAACTTTGATGAGCTAAACGTATTAGATAATCACGACACAGATGTACTATTCATTGAGTCATTTGACGCTCACTACTTGCTCCCATTTGGATCGAGTGATAGAGTTTGTGTGGTTAAAACATAAAAGTATAACAATTGTACAGCAGAAAAGTATAATAATTAAATCAGAACAATGAAACAAACAGCAATGCAAGAACTAAGAGACGACTTAGTTAAATCATTAGAAACGGGTGATGAAGCTCTTAATGTAATTAAAGATAAAAAACTTAGAGAAAGTTGTCAAAAGGTTGTCCAATTAACATTAGAATCAATTATTAAAAGAATTGATGAAGAGTTATTAGAAATGGAAAAGGACCAAAAAGGTTTTAGTGAAGAACAGGTAAAACAAGCTATTACAAATTTTTACATGAATGATTTTTTACTTACAGAAGAAAAACTAACAAAAGTTATTAATAACCTTAAACATAATACTATAACAATTGAACAACAGAAAAGTATAACTAAACAACAAGAACAATGAAACTACCTAAAGTTGAAAAAAAATATGTTGAGTCATTTAAAAATGCTACACATAATGAATCTGTATCTATTACAGAAAACCAATCATTTACTCAAAGAGAATTAAATGTGATAAAACAAAACTCATTTGATAGGGGTAAAAGACAAGGAGTGTTATTTACTTCAATACTATTTATAATTTCTATATTATTTACTTATTATAAAATTAAAGAACAATGACACAATTAATTATTTCTTTTAGTGACCAATCAAACTCATTTACTTATGGTGTTGAGTTTGGTAGGTTGCTTCAGAAAATAGAACAAGGTGATGACATTGTAACCAATAACGGATTCCCTATCAGATTAGAGAATAAACAACTAATCAAAAACACTTGTGAGCATTATGGTTATATCCCAATATTTATTGAAATCAATAATGATGAATGGATTGACTTTATAGCTATGCGGACAACTAATAACTAAACAACAAGAACAATGAAGCATAAAAGTATAACAATTGTAAAACATAAAAGTATAACTTAAAAACAAATAAAAATGGAACACTTAAATTTAAAATTACCAATTAAAATTACACCAACAGATAACAATGGCTATGTGATTAAAGATTCAGAAGAATCAGAATACTTTTTTTATACAGATAAAGAAAGTGGAGAATTAATCTATGATGGCTGTTGTGTAACAGTTGAGAATAAAGAAATTGTATTTGACCATATTAAACAACAAGAATAATGAAAAAAGAAACAGCAGTAGAATGGTTTGCTAATACACTATCAAAAGCAGGACTAATAACTCAAGATGACTTTGATAGTTTGGTTAAACAAGCCAAAGAAATGGAAGCTAAAGAAATGTACAGTAAAGAAGAAGTAATAGAAGCTCATGCTCTTGGTATGGATTATTATGCCGAACCAAATGACTGGGACAAAGTTACACCTAAACAAAAACTTGAAAATTTATTAAATAAAAAACAATGACACCAAAAGAGAAAGCAAAACAATTAATTGAAAGATTTGGAAAAGAATATGCATCAAAAGTAGTTGATGAGATAATTGCATCAAACCCACATTCAAACCCTTTAAATTCAGAACTTTATTCATCAATGGATTACTGGTTTGAAGTTAAACAAGCAATTAATAAACTTTAAAAAAAATAATATGAAACAAACAGCGGTAGAATGGTTATCACAGCAAGTCAGTGAAATTATAGGTACAACACCATTAAGTCAAAAGCAAGAAGAAAAACTTATAAATACTATTAACAAAGCCTTAGAAATGGAAAAGCAACAGATTATTGAGGCTTTTATAGGACATGATTCCGACACAGAAGATAATTTAGAAGTTGCAGAACAATACTACAACGAAACATTTAAACAATGACAATAGAAGAACTAAAATCAAAACTTACGGGTGACATCTTCAAGGATGGAGAGATAATGCAACAAATTTATGAATTAAAGAAACAGCTAAACCCAGAGATCGAAACTAACCCAGAGTTAGATGACGATGAGGACGGCTGTTTATATTGCGGAAGTTAAATTATGATAACTGTATTTAAGAATATTAAGGAGACAAGCACTCCATTCTTTAGGGATATACTCGAGGAGTTTGAACGCATTAGAAATGGTGCGTCAAAGGAACTTGTTGAGCGTATCCGAGACAAGGGTGAGAAGTCAGACCGAAACGAACTAAAGAAGGACCTACCAGCGATATGTTTCTCAGGTAAGTTTCTTAGACGTGAGGCAAAAGCAATTGAGCAACACTCGGGATTTATATGTCTTGACTTCGATGGATTCAAGAATAATAAGTTACGAGACAAAAAGAAAGAGGAGCTATCTGAAGATAAGTACACATTTGCTTGCTTCATATCTCCAAGCAACGACGGACTAAAACTAGTTGTTAGAATACCTCCGTCAATAGAAAATCACAAACAATACTTTGCAGCACTTGAAGAGTACTACGCTTGTGATGAATTTGATAAGACAACAAAGGACATATCTCGTGTATGTTACGAATCATATGACCCAGACATTTATGTAAATGAATTCTCTGCACTCTGGGATAGCTTACCTACAGAGAAGTACGAACAGCTAAGTATCGTTGATACAGTTCCTACGCTTAAGCTAGAGGAGACAGACGAAATCTCACGTAGACTACTCGTGTGGTGGGAAGCTAAGTTCGGTTTAGTAGACGGATCTCGCAACCACAACCTATACGTACTGTGCCAGGCTATGAATGAGTTTGGTATATCAGAGGACATGTGTAAGGTTATCGTACGTCAGTTCGAGCAAAAGGATTTCCCTTGGGTAGAGATTAAGACTACAGTAGAGTCAGCATACAAACAGACTCACTTGCACAATACTAAGTTCTACGAAGATACTGAGCGACTTGACGCGATTAAACGTGATGTGAAGCAAGGTAAACCAATTGATAGTATCATTGAATACGTATCGAAAGGTGACAAGAACGAAGTGAAGAAAGTAATTGAGCACATCATTGAACTGAACAGTGAGGATGAGTTTTGGAGTATAAATAGTAAAGGTGTAGTGTCTCCAGTGCATCACCTGTTCAAGAAGTTTCTACAGGAGAATGGGTTCTATAAGTACTACCACGCAGGATCAGATAAGTTCGTTTTTGTTCGCATTCAGAACAACTTAATTGATGATGCTACGGAAGATGACATCAAGGTATTCACGTTAGACTACTTAGATAAGCTTGAGAACAAGTCAATCTATAACTACTTTGCAGATAAGACGCGCTACTTCAAGGAAGATTTCTTGTCGTTACTTGACAGGCTTGACCCGAAGTTTGTTGTTGACTCAATAGCTGAGAGCTTCATCTACTTTAGAAACTGTGCACTTAAGATTACACCAACTGAGATACAGCCAATTGACTACATTGACCTTAGTGGATTCGTCTGGAGCAAGCAGATTATCGATAGAGATTACGTGCCGTCAGAAACGGATGAGTGTGATTTTAAGAACTTCGTGAAGCTTGTGAGCGGTAATGATGAGTCAAAAAAATCACTTGAGTCAACTATAGGTTTCTTGTTGCATGGATACAAGCCAGCTTCGTACTGTCCAGCTGTTATTATTAACGATGAGAAAATCTCAGAGAATCCAGAGGGAGGAACAGGTAAGGGACTATTCTTTACAGCTATAGGTAAAATCAAGCGACTTGTTGATATTGATGGTAAGGATTTTAAGTTTGACAAAACATTCCCGTACCAAACTGTATCAGCAGATACGCAAGTACTTGTGTATGATGACGTTGTGAAAAATTTTGATTTTGAACGACTATTCAGTATAATTACGCAGGGAATTACACTTGAGAAGAAGAACCGTGACGCGATCAAGGTTCCATTCGAGCAGAGTCCAAAGATTGTAATCACTACAAATTACGCGATTAAAGGTAGCGGTAATTCATTCGAACGACGTAAGTGGGAGATTGAGTTCAGACAGTACTTTAACCGAAACCACACGCCGCAGGATGAGTTCAAACGACAACTTTTCGTTGAGTGGGACAAAGATGAGTGGAATAGATTCGACAACTACATGATTGGTTGTTTGATGAGATACCTACAGTCTGGGCTACTTAAGGCTGAGTTTCGTAACATCAAGGCGCGTAAGTTCATTGCTGACACTTGCTTCGAGTTCTACGAGTGGTGTACAGACAAGGAGAACCACAGAACAAATACGGCTAACGCTCAGTATCAAATGACTGACCTATACAATGACTTCACTGAGAAGTATCCTGACTACGGTAGATACGGTAGATACAACTTGCCTCAAGCAAGATTCTACAAGTGGCTAGATAGCTATGGAGTTTACTTCACAGGAAACCAACCAGTAACGTCACGTAACTCAGCAGGCAAAACAATTAAATTCATCAGGTTAGATGACAAACAATTAAGTTTTTAGATTATGGCAAGAATATTAATAGCTTGTGAAGAAAGCCAAGCAACAACAAAAGCATTTAGAGAATTAGGTCACGAAGCATTTAGCTGTGATTTATTACCATGCAGCGGAGGTCATCCTGAATGGCACTTCCAATGCGATATATTTGAGATTATAGATAAAGGATGGGATCTAATGGTAGCTCACCCACCGTGCACTTATTTAACAGGCAGTGGAGTTCAGTGGTTATCAAACCCTGAGGATAAACATCTACCATTTGAGGATAGAAGACCTCATCCAAAATATCCAAATAGAAGAAACGATATGTTGGATAGCGTTGAATTTGTTAAAGCGTTATACAATTCAAACATTAAACATGTTGCTGTTGAAAATCCAGTAGGATTACTTAGCAGTAGATGGAGAAAGCCCGATCAAATTGTTCAGCCGTATATGTTTGGAGATGAAGCTACTAAAACTACGTGTTTATGGTTGAAGAATCTACCATTGCTTGAAGCTACTGATATTGTAGGAAAAGGAGAGAGAACTGTATTCTCATCAGGAAAATCTCATCCAAAATGGTATGCTGATGCATTGAAGAATGCAAAAACAAAGGAAGAGCGACAAACGCTTAGAAGTAAAACATTTGAGGGAATGGCTAAGGCTTTTGCTGAACAATGGGGATCAATTCTTTAAGATATGTTAAAACTTAGAGACTACCAAGTTGATATAGCTAATAAGGCTAAGTCAACACTAGCTGAGCACGGTATGGTGTACATATCAGCCCAGGTCAGAACAGGCAAGACGTTAATGTCACTTGAGACAGCTAGACTTTACGGAGCGACTAACGTTCTGTTTCTTACTAAGAAGAAGGCTATATCATCGATTGAATCTGACCACAATAACTTTGGATACGATAAGTACTTTAGCCTTGCTGTGGTGAATGACGAGTCGATGCATAAGATTACTAACCCGCAAGTGTTCGACTTAATCATACATGACGAACACCACCGATTCGGATCGTTTCCTAAGCCAGGGCATTACACCATGATGTATAAGAAGTTGTTCAAGAAAAAGCCAATGATATTCTTGAGCGGAACAATGTCGCCCGAGTCTTACTCGCAATTGTTTCATCAGTTTTGGATATCAGATAGATCTCCGTGGCGTAACTACACCAACTTCTACAAGTGGGCAAACGACTACGTTAACGTGACTAGAAAGATTATCAATGGATTTCCTAAGAACGATTACAGTGACGGCATCAGAGACAAGATAATGCAGTCAATTAATCCTTACATGATTACATTCACGCAAGAAGAAGCAGGGTTCAGTACTAAGATTGACGAGGAGATACTTTACGTTGACATGAGTCCACAGACTTCATTCATAGCTCGTGAGCTAATGAAAGATAAGATAGTTCAAGGTAAGACTGAGGTTATACTTGCCGACACTGGAGCTAAAATGATGCAGAAGTTACACCAAATCTGGTCGGGTACAGTTAAGTTCGAAAGCGGTAACTCAACGGTACTTGACAAAAGAAAAGGTGAGTTCATTAAAGAATATTTTAAAGGTCAAAAGATAGGTATCTTCTATGTATTCAAGGAAGAGTATAACTTACTGCTAGAAGTTTTCGGTGCAGATAACTTGACAAACGACTTAGATGAGTTCAACGCGACAAGAAAGAACATTGCCTTGCAGGTAGTATCTGGACGTGAAGGGATTTCGTTGCGTGCTGCTGATGCACTAGTGTTTTATAATATTGCGTTCAGTGCTGTGTCTTACTGGCAGGCGAGGGATCGTTTGTCTACAATGGACCGTAAAGAGAATAAAGTTTATTGGATATTCTCAAGTAAAGGAATAGAGAGAAAAATTTACAAAGCAGTACAGGATAAAAAGAATTATACCTTATCTGTGTTTAAAAAGGATTACAATGAAAATAGGTGACAAAGTAATTTGTGTTGATGATTCGATTAAAGCTGATCAAATTGAGTTTGTACGTGAGGTATACTTGAATTGGATAAAGAAAGATACTGAGTACACTATACGTGGTTTTACGGATAACGATGGAATAGTTGACGGTATGTGGCTAGAAGAAGTTCACAATATCGAAATTTACCAGAAGCTACTTGGTCGATACCAGGAGCCAGCATTTAGAATTGACAGATTTAGAAAAGTAGAACATGAAAGAATCGCAAATACAATCGAAAATTATCAAGAAGCTTGAGGCTGATGGATGGTACGTCATTAAACTGATGAAGACAAACGTAAACGGTATAGCTGACTTAGTTGCAGTTAAACCAAATGACGTTATGTTCGTTGAGGTTAAGACAGAAAAAGGAGTCCTTAGCGAGATTCAAAAGTATAGAATGAAGGAATTACAGTCTAGAGGGATAAAATATCACGTATGGACAGATTATAACGTAAATTTTGATAAGTTATGACGGCAGAAGAAAAAGCATGGGATTTATTTACAAAGTTTAATAAAGACGGATTGCATCAGATTTCGAGTGTAATCAATCGACATGTTCGTAGAGAAATGATAAAACAATGTGCATTAGTAGCAGTTGATGGTATGTACGATATAGCTTCGGAAAATAATAATGTACAACAAATGAACTATTTAGTAGATGTCAAAAAAGAAATCAAAATGCTATGAAACTAAAAATAACATTACAGGACTGGGATAGTCATTGCGGTGACGGATGTTGCAGCGATTACGGAACTATGCTTTACTTAAATGACGAGCCGTTAGATCACCCAGACGACGATACGATGACTAACGCGTACGTTGGAATGCAAGTAAGCACAGCGCTTAAGGCTGTGCTAAAGAAGTTAGGTTACGAAGTTGAAATTGAAGAGATATGAGTGATGTTATTCAAAATATAGCGCTATTCAACATAGTAATATTACTAAACGTAATATTAAGAGAGCTAATTAAAATTAGAAACAAATGATGTACGAAACAATAGATACCGTGTCTGTGATGACTATTAATTCAATGACAAGGAACATAGACGAACTTATAAAAGCAACGAAAGAACAACACTTCGATTTTAATTTTCTTTCAGCAGAATACGTAGGTCAAAGTCAATTCACCGACATGTTTATATATAAGATAAAGTTTAAACACACGATTAGATTATTATTACCACGATGAAACTCTACATAGCTGACATTAAATTCGTATTAGTTGGTCGACCTAAGCCACGCGCTAGACAGAAAACTAAGCCAAAAGAGGAACGTCATGTGTTCTCACTTGAAAATATTCCAATCACTTTAGATGACAATCAGAAAATAGCTGAAACACGCTACGACAGTACAATGCGTAGGCTTACAAAGAATCGAGTTAAGGATTATAAACTGTACAATGTTCAATATTTTTTAACTAATGTTAGGTTTTCATCAAAAATAATGGTAGATTTGCGAGCATGACGCAATACGTATTATCCACTATGCAAGAAATTAATGACTATACAGATGATCTGTATGAGGCATTGATGGATAATGATGAGAATGTAATAGCAATATGCGACAACCTAATTAAGACATTGCGCGACGTAAAAAGATCTTATGGAGAAAATAAAATCCAGAGCCATTCAGTTGGTTAATGAAGAGGGGTGCAACTTCTCAGAAGCAGCTAGAATCTTAGCAAAAGAATTTAACATAGAGAACGTTGACTCAGTCCGCAAAAATGTTTCAAATTGGAATCATAAAAACTCATTCGTTGAAGAGTGTGAAAAGCAAGGAATCAACCCGAACGAAGTACCACGCTATTGGTACAAAGGGAAACACTTTTCAATCAACGTAAACCCAGGACAAACAAACATAGAGGATGCCGTAAGAAGAATAATCTCTCAAGCTAAACTCACACCACAACCGATTACAAAAGTAGTATCAAGTTCTGAAATGGCTCTACGAGTTGTTTTATCTGACATGCACGTTGGATTAAACCCTGGCGCTAAAAGTCTTTACAGCTACGAGTACAATGCTGATATTTTCAACCAAAGAATTGATCATGTGTACAATTACATTAGAAGTAAAGTAATGCAGAACGGACCGTACGACGTTTTATTCATTGACGATTTAGGAGATGGACTTGACGGATACAACGGTAAAACAACTCGTGGTGGTCATGAACTAGAACAGAACATGACTACCGAACAACAGTTCGAAACATTTGTTCAAGGAAAGTTACGTCTCATTAGAATGTGCGAATCATTTGCTAAGAAAATTATTTGCCGTAACGTAACTTCAGATAACCACAGCGGTAGCTTCGCATACATTGCTAACCGCACGATACAGATGGTACTTGAACATATCATGCCTAAAGTTGAGTTCATGGTGTTGGATGAATTCATTACACCAACTTACTATGGCGATCACTGCCACATCTTAACGCATGGTAAAGATGCTAAGTATATGTTCAAAGGATTTCCGTTGAAACTTGATCCTAAGACAAGTACAATCTTGTTGGATTACATATATGAAAAAAACATAACATCTAAGTATATACACTTAGATAAAGGTGACTTACACCAACTTGCTTACGACAGAGCACGTCGCTTTGATTACCGTAACTTCATGTCATTTGCTCCACCGTCAAATTGGGTGCAGCATAATTTTGGTGTATCTTACTGTGGGTACAGCGTACAAGAGATACCGAAGTTCAGTAACGATGTACGCCATACCGACATATTCTTTGATTAATCAGTCTTTAATGTTTTGATGTATTCTTCTTTTTCTTTAGGAGACATATTATCCATTCTTCTGATTGAACGCTTTATTTGATTAAGCGTTGTATGAATTTTTATAAGTTGCTCATCATATTTATCTAATTTATGATTATGCTCTTTCGCCCATTCTTTAGTTTCTTCACTAATCTTAACTTGATTATCTGTAAGTGAATACTTCTTCCCAACTTTATAAAATGCTTTCTGAGCAATATTAGATAAATCGGTAGCTCCAGTTACAATACCAACTGCTTTAACAAGTGCTAATGCCTCCATCTTGTCTTTACCTTCTTTTGTTAAAGTCTTCTCAGTCATGTTACCTTGGTAGTTATCTTCATATATACCAGTTGCAGCAGACTTAGCTATATCTTTAAATTCTACAGCTTTTTGAGCAGCTATTCCATATACACCGAACTTATCTAAATATGTGATATCCTCATCTTCATAGAATTTCCACTCCTCATCTTTAAAGAATTTCTCTCTTCTTTTTTTCTCCTGGTCTTCATCTAGTTCGCGTTTCCCTTGATCTTCTCTTGCCTGATTAATTTCAGCTAATTTAGCCAACCATTTATCTTCAGATGGAGCAAACATATTATCTTCTCCTTCTCCAAGCATCCAGTTAGCACCACCTACCACTAATGGGTCTAGTAATGGAATAGCTGATAGTAAATCTGTTAATCCTTGTGTGGCAGTTAATTTTAACGCACTTTCAAATGCTTTCTTTAATGCTTCTTCATCTTCATCATCTAAGAATAAACTTATTGCTCCTTGTATTACAAAATACTTCCAAGCTATATTTATCGTATGGAACGTCATTAATCCAGCTATAGCACCAGTTAAATCTTGGATAGATTCTTTCCTTAAGCTCCATTCACCTCTACGTATTTTAGCTATATCTCCATAAATTCTATTCTTTTGGTTTATAGAGAATGAGCTAAATGGAAACAATATTTGTCTAACTCCAGATGCCCATACAGTATTATTAGATCCTAATATACCACGCTCAGCAGCATCACTAGGTAGAATCTGAACTTTTGTTCTTGTTTCAGCATATTGAGCCGCATCTTCATTAACATTATTTAAGTCAACTTTAATACCATTTTTTCTACAGTATTTTCTGTAATATGCCATCCATGCACCAATAGCAGCTAATTTATCTCCTTTTTGGTTAGTATATTCTAGCATCTTTTCAGCTAACCATGCGGGCGCATCGAATACAGTTCCAGCAGCTTCAGCAGCTTTACTTCTTTTCATCACCTCATCTTGAATCTTTTCAGTAAACCTAATAGCATCCATGCCTCTATTCGCAACCTGAGAGTCTGCTTTAGCTATAAACTTCTGCACCTCTGGATCAAATGAATCTTTAAATATAGTCGCTACACTTCTAGGTCCAACTGCAAAAATTGTATCAAAGTAAGTAGTAAATGTTTGAGCAAGGACATTCTTAAATGATCCTAATGCAGCAGCTCCAGACAATGTAGATAATTTGCTGAGGAATTTCTTAACATTTTTCTCAACCTCACTATCTTTAGCTCCTTTATTTTCTTTTGCTGTAATATATCTTTTATAAGCTTCTCTGATTATATCAGCATCTTTTGATTTTCTATATTTATCACGACCCATGATATCATCAAACTTACTAGAAGCCTGGTATGCTTTATACTTAGTTCTAGCTTCAGCTGTATACAAATCATTCATAGCAGCTCTATATGATCCAAAGTTATTATCTTCGAAATCCATGTTTATGAATCTATCAGTTAACGCTTCTGGTCTTCTAGCCTCCATTAATACTCCTGATTTATTTACAGTCATACCAGTGAAGTTTATAAACTCGATTAGATTAGGATCATCAGGAATAGCTCTTTCTATTGAACTATATCTATCTGGCGTATAGAACTCATCTCTACCAATAAGCGTATTATGCATACCAAGAGCATGATCATATAATGATGGGTACTTTTTATACCACATATCCTGCATCCATTTAACTGCCTCTAAATTGCTCTTCTCTGCATTATTGTTTATCTCATCAACAGTAATCGATTCATTAACAGTACCATCAGATTTTAATATACCTAGCTTTTTAGCTGCTTCTTCTTGTAAATCAGCTATAGCTAAATTAACTCTACCAGCAGCGTTTCTTAATTGATTAATAGATTCAAGCACTAGTTTTTTTCTTCTTAAGAATTCAGCTGGCTTACCTTCACTATCTAATACATTTCTTTGTACAAATGAAAGCAATGCTCTTTCAGCTTTATTTTCAGAATCGAAGAAATTTTTTACTTTTTTAAATTTATTCTTGTAATCTTTTCTTAGCTGATTAGTTTCATTCTCACTTCTATTGTATCCCTTTTGTATTAATCCTAATCCAGACTCTTTCAAGAACTTTACAACATCTCCAGATTTTAAAGATTTTTTCTCTAGCATACTTTCAATGTAATTGAATAAGCTATTATAACCTCTAGCTATTGATCTTCCAGCGCGTAATAATCCAATAGGGGCAAACTTAAGGTTACTATCTGCAATAGCTTTAGTTCCTTCATAGTTAGCTACAATCTTATTGAGTCCAGTTTCAAATCCATTATCCAAATACATTGTTAATGCATTAACTACATCGATAGCATCAGATAAATTTAAGTAATCTACATCTACATTAGCAGCTCTCTTAACTAAATCGCTTACATCTGGATCATTCTCAACGATAGCTTTAATAGAAGATATTTTTTGTTGAACAAAAGATTTAAGTTTGTTAAGCTCATTTTCTTTAGCTTCCTTAATCTTTTTGCTCATATCTTCATCGGTCATTCCATCAGATGAATTCTCACCAAACATAGTATCGTAAATGTCAGATATTTCTTTTTTAGATTTCTTAAGTATCTTATCATTATTCTTTTGAACATAATCAAATACTTTATTGAAATCAACATTCTTTCTGAATTCGATACCAAGTGGATCTGTTTGTTTATTGTATTTAGATAAAGATTCTTTTATCTGTTTAGCTATAGCTAAGTGTGCGTCAATATTATCAACTAAAGCTGGGTTAATTCTAGCGAACTCCTTTGCAGTTGATGCAATTGGTTCAACCATGTTTTTATTATTCTTGATAGCCTTATTGATAGTATCAATTTCTCTCAATTTTTGAACATACTCAGCCTTCATCATTTTGTTGAATACGTAATCAATAAAGTCATCAACAGATGATTGTTTACTGAAATTAACTCTAGACAACTTATTCATGATGTACTTAAACTGCATGCGATCCATTTGACCCTTAGTCACCATTGATTTTATAACGGTTGAGATATTCTTTATCACACTCATTATTTCTTTCTTGGAATCGCGCTTTCCTTTAAAGTACGCTTTTACTTCTTCTTTTAATCTGCTTATTTCTTTAGAAGGAACTTTTTCATCACTAGCAACAGTTACTTCTGATTCTGATTCCTCTACAATAGGTTTATTAATATTTTCAGCTACAAACTTCTTATAATCATACTCAGAAATACTTGCGTTATTATCCTTTATGAATTTATATCCATCTTTTATTGCTTCTGATAATGATTTACCAGCTTTGTATGATGCTCTGATTATTTTCAATGAAGTATTGGCAAGCATTTGTAATGATCCACCTGAGAAATTAAACATCTTACCTTTAAAAGAAGTAGCTGCAATAGCTCTATCAAGTAATGCTAGTATCTTATCATCTTTCTCTCTTTTAAAATCCTCAGTTAATTCTGTAGCTAGATTTAATCTATTCGTATCATTTGACTCTCTTATTTTCTTATACTCAGATATAGCTGCTTTTCTTTTTGCATCATCTTTTATACCAACGAACTTTCCATTTTCATTTTTTTGAGAAACAGAATATGTACCATCAGATTTTTCAGACACGGTAAACTCAGCATCCTTAATTTTGAATGTAAGTTTCTTTTCTTTTTTGGACTCTTTAGCTATTTCTTGAAGTAAATTATCTTCAAAATCTTTAACTTCTTTTTCTAGTCTATCTTCTTCCGCTTTTAACTCTTCTAATGTTTTAGACTCAAACTCTTCTTTTGCCTTTTTAGCATCTTCTTTTTTACTTCTTTTTTTATTCTCTACAACTGGCTCTTTCCCTTCGGTAGCTAAGTTCAAATTAACACCAGGTTTCTTGTTTTTAGCTAAAGCTTGATCTTTTAAAATTTGCTCAGCTTTTTCACCGATTATTCTTCTTTCTAATCCTGTTTCTAATTCTTTTACCCTTACTACAGCTTTACCTTTCTTATCTCTTCTTCTGCCTATAATTTTGTATTTTTTACCGTCAAAAGTAATAGCATTAGTTTCATCTTGAGCCTTAACTTCTGTCTGTGGAAATAAAGAAATACCAAATGAAGATATATCAGAATCTTTAACATCATCTATAGATCCTAACTCAATTATTTGTGAATTTGTTTCAAATACAACTGTATTCTCATTTTCAGGATCAATTCTAATTGTTCCATATTCATCGCCAATATAACCAGCTTGATCTAAATTGTCATTAATGGTTCCTTCGTCTTTATTTCTAGACAATTCTTCATTTAATGCATCAAGTTCATTTTGAGGAATAACAACATCTTCAACCTCTGTTTCTCTTATTAACGGAGTAATAATCTTATCGTATTTGTTGTATATTTCATCAAATACTTTTAAGTCATTTTCATCAGTAATCTTAGTTCGATCAATTTTACCATCAGTCATATACTGTTCAGCGTTTGGAATAGCTTCCATTAATTCAGCTTGTTCCTTTGCTCTTAAGTCTTCTACTTTTTGGGTGCTTTCTTGGGTAGCTTCTTGCCCTTCGAGGCTTTGTCCCATTCCTTCACGTTGACCCCCTGTTTCTCCAGCTTGCTCTTGTTCGCGTGGAAGAACTTCCTCTGTGCTTCGCTCTTGTACGGCATTTCCTTTTAGTTTAGTGTATTCATCTCTAGTTACGGTATATACGTAATCATCTGTTGTTTTTCCAAATCTACCAACCTTAGAGGTTCCTCTATATCTAGCTCTATCTCTAAACTCGGTTGGAACTTGATCCAATCCTCTAGCGGTAATACGAATTTCTCCTTTAGCATCATCTTCAACAAGTTGTTTCATCTCATTGTCGATATCAACTATACGTTGCTTTTGATCTTCAACTAATGAAGGTTCTTTTCCTTCAATCTCACTTTGTAACTTTTGTTTTTCTTCAATCAACTTCATTGCTTCTTGCTGATTGGTCTCTAACATATTAGAAGGTACTTTTCCTAATAATGCTTTAAACTCACCAACAGCTCGCAGCTTAGCTTTTGCTTCAGGAATTGACATTTCTCCTTGTATAATCTTTGACTTCAAGTCATTCTTAAACAAGTCTTGCAAGTCTTCGTCAGTTGCAATTTCTTTAGATAAACCAAAGTTCTCAGGATCACTTAACTGTTGCACTGTAGTTCCTAAATTAGACATTGAGTTTACAGTTGCTCCAGCAAAAGATCCGACTAAGAATTCTCTTAATGCATTTTTACCAAATGTACCCCAATCTTCTTGGAATACATCTTTATCTTTATAAATTTCGTATAAATCCTTTATTTCTTGTTCAGCAGCAGATTGAGATACTTCAACTCCACCTTCTATAATACCTTTTCCAGCTACTTTAATTAATTTATCTGCAACTACTTTTTTCATATCAGCATATATAGCTGTATTCATCATTTCCATTGTCGCACCTTTCGGAAGACCCGATAATAATCTAGCCACACGTTTAGCAACAAATCCTGAAGCAGCCTTGTTACTTGTGATTTTTTCTAATCCATAAGATTCTAATGCTGCCGTAGCAGTAGCTATAGAGAAAGATAGTTTTCTTTTATCATCATCTGATATATCTAATCCATCCATTGAATCGAAAGCATTAGAGTATCCCATACCCCAGAAATATGCTGTTCCTGGTGCATTCGCAGCAACTTTAGCCGCAACTCCAGTTAATTTTGATGCAGCACCTCTTGTAGCTACATTAGCTAGAATAGCTGGAGCCATTTGAGTCAGCGCCACTATGGTACTAGTCATTAAACTTCTATCTTCAGATGCTACAAATTCAGATGTTGTATTAGTAAACATCTTAGCTATATTATCCTTAACTTTCTGGCGGTCCTCTGTTGTAATTGGACTTTCGTCAAATGCTATTCCATATCCTGCTTGGTATATACCCATTCCAGAATCAATAATAGCATCTGTAAGAGATCTTCCTATTGCTCCAGCAACTGTTCCTGTTTTTTCAGCAACAAGCTTACTGGCTATAGTAGACGCTGCTTGAGATTGAACTAAATAGTTAACATGTGAAGAATCTTTTTTAGTTTGATCATACACCTGTTTAAGTTCAGTAGCTTTTTGTTTTAACTCTGCTTCTTTTATAGCTCTTTCTTCTTCACTGTATGTGTCGTAGTTAGCATTAAAGTCAGCCATATCATTATCAAACTGCTCACTTAATCTTAATGAAAGCTTGTTTCTTAGATTTATATCTTTTATTTCGTTGTTTACATAAACCTTGTTAACTTTATTTTGTTCAGCTATAGCTGTTGCAGTTAAATCTCCCTTAAATACTTTTGATGATCCATAAATCTTAGCTTTACGTGCTTTTTCATCTTGAATTTCACGCATATTAAGTCCAGTCTCTTTTTCTAGATTCTGTATTCTTTCGTTCTTTTTCTGTTGTTCTAAGCTCTGTTGCAATTCAGTTTTAGGTAAATTCAGTTTACCTGCTTCTAAATCAGCTAATCTTTTATTTTCATCAACATAAGCGTTTCCAGTTCTGTCAAGAGCTATGTTTTGATATTTCTCAGTAAAAGAAACTTCTTTTTCTTTTTCTTTTGTCAATGCATTTTGACTTAAGTAAGCCTTTAGTATAGCGGCATTATTTGCGTCTTTCTCATCATCCCAAGAATCCATATTGATAGTGATAGGTTTCACCCCTGGGATAGATGACCTAACAATCATTTGATCACCTAAACCCTCTTCAAATTTAAAACCTAAGTTACCATATCTTTTATTTAGCATCGGAACGGCATCAGCTTCATCTCCTCCAATCAGATTAGAGTTTATATCTTTGAATCCTATCTTAGCATATTCTTGTTTTGTCTTAACAACATCAAGACCTGCATTTTGTTTAAATTGACGGTTTAATGCTTTTATAGATAATTCGTTATCTACTGTAACCCAATCAGAGTATTCACCTTTATCATTCGGTGCGCTTTTCTGCCAAATACCATCAACAACACGATATTTGTTTTGTTCTTTCGTTGGAAATCCTGTGAATACTTTTGCTTTTGATCTATCGCTTTGTTCTTGCTTATATTTATCATTTATAGCTTGAGCGTTTTCATCAGTACTACGAATTAATAACGTATTGGTTCCTACTTTATCTGGCATATTATAAGTAGTCAAATCTAAATCATATTTAGCCTGACTCTCTAATACTTTAACACGTTTAGTAACGTCACCTTTTGTTAGTGGCTGGAATTTAGTACCTCCACTTGGATCAACGTACCACTGCCCGTTTTCCTTCTTGTAATTTGCCTTTAAGTTCGTTGGGAATTTATATATCCCGTCTGGTTTTGATGAATCCGATGACTGTTTTTGAGGAGTCTCTGTAGTACCCGAAGAACCAACCGAAGGCTTTGATACCTGTGTAGGAACTTTTTTTTTTGGAGTACCACCTATTTTAGACTCAAAATCATCAAAGCTACCTAAATCAAACTTACTAGAAACAGCACTATAAAGCTTTTTTCTAGAATCAGGGTTATTCATTTTTGAATTAAAATCATCAAAGCTACCTAAATCAAATTGACTAGATAAGGCGTTATATAATTTTTGTCTTGAATCTGGCATCTTAATAATTTATTTTTGGTTTAACACCTTGTTTAGCTGTTTGAAGTAAATTGTTTGCACTTCCCTTTGGACTTTTCTTCTTTCTAAGTCCAGATACATCCCATCTTTCTGTCCATTCTTCAGGAATCTCTCCTAAGAATGTCCATATAGATGTAGGGCTTTTTAAAGCTGAATCTACCGATATTATTTCATTTCCACTTTTATCCTCAACAATATAACCTGGTCCACTAGGGTTAGGCATAAATATGAATTTTCCTCCAGTAGCAGACGTTAATTTACCTGACATTACATTTCTGTCTATCTTTCCAACTGGATTGTTAAATGAATCATAAGTAAGCCTCCATAAAGATTGTCTTTCATCTTCCTGTTCTGCGGCAGTTAACTTTTGATTAGCAGTAAGACCTCCGCCGCCACCTCTATAAGGAGCATATTCGGTTTTACTTCCAAACTGTTGCTCAATCTTATTTTTAACTAAATCTTCAGCTTTTTTAACTTGATCCTGAGTGAGAGTATAAGTAACATATCCTTTAGCATCTTGCTTACCAAATATTAAATCAGCTTCAGTTGCATTCGGATTTCTTCGTCTTAATTTCTCAAGCGCAGTTGCCTTTTCCTCTTCGTCAAAGTAAGTACCCATACCAGCGTAATCAGTTAAAACAGCAGTAGTGCTTCTTGAATCAACAAGAATATCATTGACTAACACCTTAACATTATTAGTCCATAAGTCACCACTAAGTCTGATGTCAGTTTTATTTTTCTGCTGCCATTCATCCCACTCCTTTGTTTTGACGCTAATTATACCATCCACATCAACAGTATCGATAGTGGCGTTCATCATATTGTTTAACGCGTTGATATCTTGATATGCACCAGTTGGTTTACCGTCTTTACCCATTATAGCAATAAGAACATTACCATTATTATCAAATGTAATTGCTTTATCACCAATGCTGTTTAACTGACCAATATACTCAACTAACTCTAACTCTGCTTTGGAAGCTAATCCTTTTTCTTTTCTATCTAGTTTTTCAACGTAAAGTTTATCCAAGTTTTTCATGTAATCTGCCGTATTCTTCCAATTGGTAGATATGTTAGCAAGTGCAGATTTATGTTGAGCACGGCTAATTTCGCCATTTTTCATTAAGTTGTTAAGCTCAACTATTTTATCTCTACCAGCAAACGCACCATTAGTCTGAAACTTTTGTAAACTTTGATCAGTTAAATTTTCATTTTTACCTACTACATCTTCGGCTGATTTTTTAACCTGTTCATTCTCTGCTCTACGTAATTGACGCATACCAGCCGCGGTAGCAATACCAGATGTTAGAGATCCAGCCGCTTTAGTCCAATCGACTAATTGACCT